TCTCAGTTTACAAAAAACTTTAAGAAAACCTAAAGAACAAATATCCAATTGGACAGGAAAAGCAAAAACAAAATTTGCAAAAGCATTCGATGAGCTTACTACTACAGGAATTAAATTAAATGGCAGAATTAACGATAATACGATCATTCTTAAGGCATTTTAATACAATTTCTGATAAATAGTAGTATGGCAGTAGATAATATAGGATTTAGTAGCAGAGAAGATCTCATTAGAGAACTTAAACTTCGTTTGGCTGACGGCATAGTAGATGTTGAATTAGACAGAGAACACTATGACGTTGCTATTGACAAAGCAATGGCAATATACAGACAGTTAAGTTCTAACTCTGTGGAAGAAAGTATAATCTTTATAGAAACAATTGACGGGCAACAGGACTACTTATTGCCTGACGAAGTGATGGAAGTAAGGCGTATATACAGAAGAGGTATTGGTACTAACAGTGGTGGCGGTACTAACTTTGATCCATTTGACGTTGCCTTTAACAATATGTACATGCTACAAGCAGGACAAATAGGTGGACTTGCAGTATTTGATGCATTTGCACAATACAAAGAAACAATTGGTCGTGTGTTTGGTAGTGAGTATAATTTTATCTGGAATAGAAATACAAAGCAACTTAAAATTTTAAGAAATATCAGACATGAAGAAGATATTGCAGTAGGTGTATATAATTATGTGCCAGAAAGTATTTTATTAAAAGATGTAATGGCTTCTCCATGGTTGGCCGCATACGCATTAGCCCAATCTAAATTAATGCTTGGAGAAGCAAGAAGTAAGTACACATCAGGACTTCCTGGTGCTGGAGGTACTGTAACACTAAATGGTGATGCTCTAAAGGCAGAAGGCATGGAGCAAATTACTAATCTTAAAGAAAGATTGCATAACTTTGAAGAAGGAAACACACCACTAGGCTTTGTAATAGGATAATGATAATAGGCATAACAGGTTTTATAGGCAGTGGCAAAGATACTGTTGCTAATATGTTTGTAGAACGTGGTTGTGTCCATGATAGTTTTGCGGCTCCCCTTAAAGATGTTTGTTCCAGCATTTTTGGTTGGCCTAGAGAAATGCTAGAAGGTGATACTGTAGAAAGCAGAGACTTTCGTGAAATGCCTGATATGTTTTGGACTAAAAAATTAGGCGTACCAAACTTTACTCCCAGATTGGCATTACAACTTCTGGGAACAGAAGTTTTAAGAAATCATTTTGATCAAGATATATGGTTGAATAGCCTAGAATATCGCATGAGAAAAATGTCAGAATCTTCTCCATGTGTTGTAGTTAGTGATGCAAGATTCAGAAACGAGCTGGATTTAATAAAAAATATGGGCGGTGTTGTTATTTGGGTACAACGTGGTGAGTTACCTGAGTGGTATGAAACAGCAAGTCAGGCTCATTCAAACGTTGTCTGCCGTAAGATAATGACTACAAAGTACAAAGACGTACACGAAAGTGAATGGAATTGGGCTGGATACAATGTTGATTACATAATTAACAATAACGGAACATTAGAAGACTTAGAAAAGCAAGTAGAAACTATCAGAGATTGGAATACTGGCCAATTTAAAGAACATCTTAAATTAGTATAATACAGCCTAATACGGCTTAATATTCAAAAATACCCTAAAATACAACAAATAGATAAATACTATTACTATTATTAGTACTAATATAATTTTTAGGAGAACATTATGGCAACTTTAGTAAGCCCTGGTGTAAGTATAAGTGTATCAGACGAATCGTTTTACGCGGCCGCTGGTGCTGGTTCAGTCCCACTAATTGTGATTGCAACAGCACAAGATAAAAAGGCTCCAGACGGGTCTTCAACGGCATCATATACAACATCAGCAAATGCCGGTAAATTATATCAAATCACTTCACAAAGAGAATTACTACAAAACTATGGTAATCCAGTCTTTAAAACAAGTGGTTCGAATCCTTTACATGGCGGAGAACAAAATGAATATGGTCTAATGGCGGCATACAGTTTCTTAGGTATCGCAAACAGAGCCTATGTACTTAGAGCAGACATTGACCTAGATGAACTTTCAGCAAGTTCGTCAGCACCTACAAAAGCACCAGCAAACGGAGCCTACTGGTTAGACGCAAGTTTAACAAGTTGGGGTCTTAAAAGGTATGAGAGCTCAGCATGGGTGTTAAAAACAGTTAAAAAACCTGGTGCTAGTGATGTAGACAGCAACGGTGATCCAAAAGCGGCTTTTGGCGTAGATGGTGAATTTGCAGTTACTTACTACACAAATACAGGTGCAACAAAGTCAACAATTGACTTTTATGAAAAACTAAGTGGAGCATGGTACAAAATCGGTTCAAGCAACTGGTCAAGTGCTGTATCAGGTTCCGCAGGTGACTTCCAATTTGCAAGTCATTTAGCAATACCTACAACTAAATCAGGTGGTGGTGCATTAACAACTGGAGACATTTATATTCAGGAAACAGCACCAAACAATGGTTCAAACATTATTGTAAAAGAATATTCAACAGCATCAAGCTCATTTAGTATTGAGCCAATTGTTGCAGAAGAAAACTCAAATGTTGTTTATGCTAACACATATACATCTCCAAAGGCTGGAGATTTATGGGCAGACGGCGGTTCAGATGCATCTTTTACACTAAAAAGACACAACGGTAGTGCTACACTTTCAGTTGCAAGTTCAAGTGCATTAACTGATGGAATTGACTTTAGTACACATGCAGGTAAAGTTTCAATTAACCTCAGTATAAATGGTGCGGCAGACATTCCAGTTACATTTACAGGTGCAAACGTAAGTGCAGTATCAGTAGATGAGATTGTTGCAAGTATCAATAGTGCAAGTGGAATTAATTCAACAACAGCATCAGCAAGTAATGTTGATGGTAAAGTTACAATTACTACATCAGATGGTAAAGACATAGGTCTTTCAGCAGGTAATGTTGCAGGTTATTCACCTTCAGACATCAATATTACTGCAGGTACATACAGTAACTTTAAAGCATTAAGTTATCAAGCAAGTGACAATGCAATCACAGGTGCCGCAACAAATGGTACATTATGGTATGATAATAATGTTGCTAATAACAACATAGATATTTTATATCAAAATGCAGGTACATGGGCTTCATATGCCAATGATGTACAAGTAGGCGCTTCTGCACCAACACTACAAAGTGATAGCACAGCATTAGTAGAGGGCGACCTTTGGATCGACAGTAGTGATCTAGAAAACTTCCCTAAAATCTACAAATGGAAATCTAGTGCTTGGGTATTAGTTGATAATACAGACCAAGTAACTTCAGATGGTATCCTATTTGGTGACTTTAGAGCAAGTTCAAGTGGATCTTTAATTAGTTCTGCTAACGGTCTTCCAAATGCGGCATTATACCCAAGTGGTATGTTGGCATGGAACAAAATGGCATCTGTAGGTAACGTTAAGCAATACGATAGCACATCAGGTTTATGGAAAGATTACAGTGGTAATAAAGCAGACGGATCTCCATACATGATGAGAAAGGCTCAACGTAAATCAGTTGTTAAGGCCATGCAGGCTATACTTACTGCTAACCAAGATATCCAGAACGAAACAAATAGATTTAATATTGTTGCAGTTCCAGGATATGCAGAGTGTTTAGATGAAATGCTTACATTAAGTGTAAACAGAAAAGACACAGTCTTCTGTATTGCAGATGCACCACTTAGATTGGCTTCAGATGCAACAAGCACACAAAATTGGGCAACAAATGCCAATAATGCAAGTGAGAATGGAGAAGAAGGACTTATTAGTGCATCTTCACAGGCGGCAGTTTACTACCCACATGGTTTAAGTACAAACTTAGATGGTACAAGTATAATGGTTCCTGCATCACACATGGCATTAAGAACTATTGCATTTAACGACTCAGTTGCTTTCCCTTGGTTTGCACCAGCAGGTTTCCAAAGAGGTGTTGTAAACAATGCAACATCAACAGGATATCTTGATGCAACATCAGGAGAATTTAAAGCAGTAAGTTTAAGTGAAGGTCAAAGAGACAGTCTTTATCTTAACAAAATTAACCCAATTGGTAATTTCCCAGGTAGAGGAATTGCTGTATTTGGACAGAAAACAC